CCCTCCAGTGTGGATATGAGAGACGCATTTATACTCCCCATAGGTCTCGGTTAGTGGGAGTTACAAAGATTAATGAACTGTTACATTCCTTAATCTTTTGATGTATTTATCATAGCACGAGGTTTCAGGAGTGTCAACCCGCTAAATAAGAATAGAACCATAAGAGTCTCTAATGTCTAAGTCGCCCAACAAGAAGGGTAATAAAGGACCTTCAAAACAAAATCAAGGTAATGCGACTGCGAAAAAAGCAAAGAACGGTGGGAAGAAGAAGTGATATATGCCAAGAGAATGGAATACTCCAAAGCGTGAGCCTTGGAACGCTCCCATCCATAATATATTAAAAGCAATAGACAATCACACTCAAGAGTATTTCAAGAGTGGTGATATGTGGCATCTACAAAAAGCAGACCAACTCAGGCAATATTTGCACGAGTTGAAAACTTGGATACACAAACAGGAGGGAAGATAATGGCATCTACTCTAAACAAACTTATCTTTATCATATGTTTCTCAGTGATTGCTTTTGTTGGAATTGGTTTTATAAACTGTAACTTCATAACTCCATCCTCTCCTACCTGTAAAGAATCGGAAAGAAGAGGATATGAGACCCTTCTTACTGTGCTCACTACAATCATCGCATTACGAACAAAGATAGATGATTGATATGAAGAACATTAGTGCATTCACAGTAGTCAGATTAGTAATCCTCGCATGGTCTGCAGCATTACTGACATTTGGTTACATGGATTACCTAAAGAAAATGGATGCTACTTTCATAGCATCCATCTTTACATCTACTTTAGCAACCTTTGGTGTTGATGCTGCTAATAAGAAATCACAATCCAGCCTTAATAAATCTGTAGACTGTGATAACTGCGGATCCAAGAGTAGCAAAGAGAGCACCCAAACTACTGAAGAATCCTGATACCTTTTCTTCTAAAGGTTTTTTCTCCATGTGGAATAAATCTCTATTTTCATAGACCCACTTCCACATAGGTACTCTCATATCTTCTGGAACTAGTGGATCAATCCAAGAACTTATTTCATTTTCCCTATCATTCACAAGTATACCTTTACTGTTGTAAGAACGAATTCTTTGAATGTTATATTCTCCAGTATAATCTACGCGCTTATTAGCGATCTCATCAGCAACCCAGAAATCTACATCCGCTTGTATTCTTTCCCAATGAGTTTTCATAAAAGTAATATCTAACTCAACATCACCATTCTCTGCTCTATAGGGATGCGATACACCATTCACACAAACTTCTAGTTTCCCAGGATGTAGTTTACTTTTAGTGGGAAATTCTTGACACAACAATGGTTTAGGAATCATCCAAGATGTTCTTGTCATAACAAAGTAAGGGATACCAATAGCAAATGTTACTATTGTTCCTATAGTAAGTATTCTTTTTCTATGCCCATTGATTAAAGATTGGGCAGCTTCGCCAAGGTCTTTTGTTTTAGCAGCATGGATTACCAAAAGATTACGAAATGATTGTAGTCTTCTACGAAATCCAGAATCATATTCTGATTCTTCAGCAACAAGTATCATCTTATCCAGCTTCTGTAACAAGACCACATGATCTGTGTTATTACATTGCTCGGCGGGCATTTATTTGGCGTGAGACGATAGTACTATTTATAGATTGTAACAAATTATGAAGACCAAAGTTTACCTTCTGCAACTCTTCTTCTTAACAATCCCGCTTCAACTTTACTCCCAGGATTACGATATAACTTCAAGGTTTCTGGGATTGCTTTCCAATTCTTTTGACTAAGATTACTCGTAATAGTGTTGAAGCCGCTACTACCGTAGAAGCTAGCACCGAGATTATAAGCAAAAGATAAAAGTGCTCCTCGTTGATTGTCATTCATCTCACTCCAATAAGGTATTTTTTGAAGGGCAGGGAGAAACTCTCTTCTTAGTTGGAAATATAAAAGGTCATCTGCTTCATCCTGAGTGATTGTATTTCCAATCATAAAACGAGAACCATCTTTTCTACGGGTGCTTCCCCATCCAATTGTGATAGGAAGTCCACCAGTATGAGGGTCATAATATGCCTTTAACTTACAACCCTCAAACTCCTTAATCAAATCAACACCAGGTTCAGGAAGTCCCTCAAGTGTTGGTTCTATTTTTTCATCACGAAATCTTCGTGCAAACTCATCAAGAATTTCTTTATGAACTGTTGCTTGAAGAAAGTTCCAAGCATCTATTTGATGTGGAAGTCTCTTATCATATTGAACCGCATCATTAAATTTAATTGTCATGAGAATATTCTACCCCAACCATCATTACCAGCAGGGCACCATCTACGAGCAAGTTCCCCTCTTTTATAAACTGCACCCTTACCATTATTTACGGATCCAGTATATCCATCGTTTAATGATCCATAAGGATCATTAACAACATAGTCTCCTGTTGGGGTTTTACCAATTACTACAACCATGTGCCCGCCAGTAGGAGCAGATAGAGAACCCCTGTGTAAGATACCAATAACAACAGGTCTATTGTTGGATAACTCACGATCAAGATCAGAAAAAGTGAGGCTGTAACTAAAGTGTGACTGAATACCATAAGACGCCAGAACACGGGTTTGAACCATGTGATCAGTTGAATCACCGATTGAGAACACTTTTTGAACATAAGCGTCATCGCCCTTTGCTCCCTTTAATGTGCCTGGTTTAAAATACTCTAATACCATAGCACAAGCAGAGGAATTACAGGTACGATGAGCATCCCTATAATTATCTGTTTGTGGAAAAAATGGAACCTCAAGAATTGATGACTTTGGTTTTTCTGGTTGAGTTCTATAGATTCTTACCCAATTAGAATCATCATCTAAAAGACTAGAGACTGAACTTGAAAGATCTTTTTCAAGTTGATCTACTGCAGCAACATGTTTTGGATTTTTTTCATCATAATGCTTAAAAAAGTTATGGAGGTCGATTTTCATATATTTTAAAACTGCTAGGGATATTTATTAAAAAAGACCACCCCATTTGGAGTGGTCTAACTCAACTTATGAGTGAATTATCAGAACTTGAAGGTAGTCTGAATTACACCACCCCAGTTGGAGGAGTTTCCAGCAAGACGCTGGTTATCGCTACCATAGATGATAGCAGGAGTGATGCTGATGTTATCAGACACTTGGTACTTGTAGAAGACTTCAAGAAGAGTGGACTTCTCAAGGTTTTCGCCAGTAGGTGCCTGACCGATAGCAACACCAGCAGAATTACCCTTAGCAAATACATCTGCCCACTGGAGACCAGCAAACCAGGACTGACTGTTGGTAGCAGCACTTTCAGTACCACTTACAGTGTTCCAACCATAACCACCAGAGATTGAAGGTGCCCAACCAGATTGGGTGGGTTGCCAATATGCGTTGATAGCATAACCATTAGAGGTTTGACCAGGAACCAGAGTGCCAGAAGCACCGTTCAGACCGTTGTAAGTGCGAACACGAGTGCCTTCGGTGCCATAACGATAACCGAAAGCAGCACCCCAGTTAGTGCCACGATAACCGATTTGTGCCAGAGTATTCAGAGCACCAGTCTCATCAAACTCACCACGGGTGCTATCTTGACCTGCTTGTGCAACATAATTCACACCAGCAACAAGACCTTTCTTACCATACTGGACACCGAAACCAGCACCAGTTGCTTTGTTATAAACACCAGGAGTACCAGCAACAGCAAAGAAGTCAAGAATACCAGACTTGTATGCAGAAGGCATCCAAGCAATCTCAGTGTTACGAACCAGAGCACCAGCAGTCAGAGTTGCTTTGTTATTGAAAGCAGGGAACGAATAGTAGAGACGATCAATCACTACATTGTTACCAACTTCACTGGAAGTATCATCTGCTTTATCCAGTTTGAAAATTGAAGAACTAGAACCGAAGGGATTGCTACTAAAGTTAGCAGAACGCAGACGAGTACGAAGCAGATCCTTGCCAGTGAATGAAGTATCCAGGTTCAGACGGAGATCGTAGTTGAATGCGGTATGAGTTACATCACCACCTTTGGTCTGGTATTCATCAACACCACCAAGAACGAAGTTTGCTTCACCACGAAGTTTTGTAGTGGTGGAAAACTGGGTTGCTTCAAGTTCACCAACTTGTGCTTCCAGTTTTCCTACACGATTACGAAGCACAGCAAGTTCTTGCTCAAACTCATTAGCAAGACGCTTGAGTTCATCGGTAACTTCGGTCACACGATCCAGGCAAGCATTCAGAAGTGCTGCCGCTTCATAACGGGTCATTGCCTTACCACCACCAAAGGTGCCGTTAGGATAACCAGCAACGCAACCATAACGCTCTACAAGGTTGCTGAGTGCTTGATATGCCCAATCAGTAGGACGGACATCAGAAAATTGAGTGACACTTGTAACTTGCTCAGAAGAATATTGGTTGACCCCGTTCATATTAAGGTCTGCTGCCATCGCAGCAGGAGCAACCATTCCCAGAGCAACAGGTGCAAGCATCAGTTGTTGAAAGAATTTCATAGATTTGTTTTTTGTTTGTACTATAGGACAAAGATTAAGAATTACAACAGAATTCTTAAGTACTTATTTAGTTTAGTAGGGGGGTTTATTTTTGTCAAGTAAGTTCTATTTGGTACAGTTATCCGACCAAGGAGCACATAACCTGATCTCTCCACCAAGAGATTGACATTCATCAGTATAACACACAGAGGTATCAACTGGTTTTACCATATATCTTGGTGATGGAAGTTTAACAGTTCCATCATCGCCTGTCAAGCGTTCGTAATCTCGGATTGCTTTGTCCACTGTTCGCTTGACATCTCTATCCACTATACCATCATTTTTCTGGAGTTCTGGGATAAGAGGGGAATCTGGTTGATATGTTTGAAGATATTCGTAAATAATATCCCAGATGTGTTTTTCTTCTATTTTTATACACGAAGAAAGTGACCCTACTATTAAAGATAAAACTACAATAGTTGTAATAGATGCTTTCTTTTTACCAAAAGAAAAATTTAATTTCATGGAAGGGGGAGCATCAGTCCCCCTATTTATTCTATTGTATCAAACTTCTACCTTGATCAGTTTGGAAGCATAATCATGAGCATATGATGTACGAGCACCATGATGCCCCCAACCAATCCAACTATACGCATAGTCCATGTAACGATCGATAGACTTACCAGGAGTCTTCATTCTATTTTCGATTTGTTGCCACTGGACTTCATTTGTCAGATAACGAAGTTGCGTGTGAAGTGATGATGGTGAACCACCATACTTCTTAGCAAAATCACCCAATCCATAATATCTGTTGGCAGATGTCCATTGAATCAGTCCGTAACCGCCATTGCAGTTACTCCAACTGGTTCTGCTACCACCTTCACAAATGTTAGGAATAAAAGTAGATTCCTGTCGAATATTGCCCATGATGGTAGCAAGGGCGTTTCTGTCTTTAATACCACGATCCTGGAAAAATGCCAGGGTAGCATTCTCATGTTCATTACACCCTTTACAAATTAACCTTAACTCTTTTGGTTTTGGTGGTGCAACCTCGCGGATTGCTGTCGTCTCTGGTTCAAACTCTTTAATGATTGAATAAGGTTTTGTCTCCACTGGGGGAGGAGGACCTTGCAGTTTATAACTAGAGAATGGCAGTGTTGCCGTACTGGTTGTAACCGCTGCTAAAAGAGGCAGGGCTACTGTAAAGAAATTTTGCACTAAATTTAATTGAACTCTACATCCGTATAGGCAAAGGAGAAGTTCCTCTTTCTCAAGAGGCAGTGCCCACGGCTCTAATTGTCACGATCAAAGTCTTATAACAAAAAACCCACCTTTAAAAGTGGGTTAAAAACATTATAAGTTAATATTTATTACTTGTCAAATTACGGATTACCGACCTTTTAGATAAGTTAGAATATTTTCTGGAGTGCTTACTTCATAAGGATCTTCTTCAACATTATCATGCATTCCAAATTCTACAAAATCTTTTTCAAGTTTCATATCATTATATACTGCAGCATAACGCCAAGAACGAATACCAAATCCAAGATTTGATTTCATAACTGTCATACCAAGAGACCTAGTTAGATATGCATTTCCATCAGGAATTAATTTTACATTTTCAATTCCTTGATCTTTTGCCCAAGCATTCATTACAAATGGATCATTTACTGATACACAGTAAACTTCATCAATACCTTGACTGATAATTTCATTATATTCTTTTTCAAATCCAGGTAATTGAAATGAACTGCATGTTGGCGTAAATGCTCCAGGCAATCCAAAGATTACTACTCGCTTTTTGGAAAATAAATCATTTGTAGTTTTAGTTACAAACTCATTATTTTCACGAAATACAATTCGACAGGTAGAAATATATTCAGAAAGGTTAGTCATATTCACCAAACTCCAGGAATAATTTGACCAGTAGTAAGATAAGTGCCAACAGCGATAATGAAACCAAGCATCGCTAGACGACCGTTGAGGATCTCTGCCTCAGGTGTAAATCCAAATTTCATTTCGTTTCTCCTTTATTTTACTTTGGAATAGATAGATGTTTCACCATAATCACGGTGAATTTTGTAACCAACAACTGCTCCCTTAGTGTTCATAAGTGCAGGCATAAAGACAATTGTAAAAAATACTGCTGGTGCTCCAATAAACAGAGCAGCAACGATTACATAGTAAGTCAGCAGTTCAACTAGAGAGTGTTCCATTATAAGGGTGTTGTTGTTTGAGTTCAGGATTTGGTTGTGAAGGAACAACTGGGTTCCTTGATTTGTTTTTAATTACGATGAATGCATCGTTTTGATAAGTGACTGTTCCAAAAGGTTTTGCCCATTTTGGATTTGCGTTTGGACTAGTAGCAGTTCCTGTTACTGCTACTCCACCGATCTCAACAGAAAGTTCGTCATTGGCATCCCATCCAAGTTCTTGGAGGGCAATAGCAAATTGTCCTAACATTCCAGGAGTGCCCATAACGCGCTCCTCTGGTTCAAGGTTGCCAATCACAGATTTTCTTCCTGTTCAGTAAGGATAACACAATCGCTGGTAGGATAAGCAACGCAAGTAAGAATCCAACCTTCCGCTTGTTGCTCATCATCAAGGAACGATTGTTCTTCATTGTCAACTGTACCAGAAACTAGTTTACCAGCACATGCAGAACAAGCTCCAGCACGACAGGATGAAGGAAGGTCAATACCTGCTTCTTCTGCTGCTTCAAGAATGTACTGATCATCAGCACATTGAATTGTAGCTTCAGTACCACCAGGAGATTGGAGAGTAATGTTAAAAACTGTCATTAGTAGGTTTCGCAAATTTTTTCAACAGATGCTGCCAATAAAACTAAAAAGGCAACTGATGTCAGTGTAAATAAAAATGATGTCATTGTCAAGTCCTATGTCAGAAAATTCCAAAAAATAGTTTTCCAGTAAATGCGTAAGAAATAGCACCAGCAATGATTCCCATCATTGCCCAGCGACCATTGTACTTTTCCTTTACTTGATTGGGAGTATCCATACCGTAGTTTTCATAATACATTGCAGGTTCTTTAGCAAACATATTCATTTGCCCGAACTCGTTTTTTGTTACCGTCATTATCTTTTGTAAAGATTTACAACAACAGTATATATAACACTTTTAGATTTGTCAAGAGGTTTCTTGAGTTTGATTTGACGGATTTGTGATTCTACCTAGATAAGGATCATAATCCATTAAGAAACTAATATCGAATTTTGATCCTTGAGTTTCCCAAAAACCAAACTGCGCTTCATAATTTTTCTTATGAAATACATCTACATGTTCCGGATGAATAGATGATCCTAGTTCTGTTCTATAGAGAAGAAGTGGAATAGAATAAGTATTTCCAGAATTATACAAAAGATCATCTGCAACTGGACGAGGTTTCATTCCATTATCAAGTCTATACTTATCAACACCTTTAATGTGATGTTTGATAAGTTTTTCAGCATGATGTCGATTAATCAAATAACATGCTGTAGAGAAGTCATTTACAAACCTCTTATGAAGTCTAACATGGATATCTCCAGTACAAATAATAGCAATCTGAACAACATCCCAATCGTAAGGAATTCTTGAATAAAAATCATTCCAAGTAAAGTTCCAATATCTTACCAGATCCAAACTACAATCATCTTCCATAATGATTGCATAAGGACTATCAGATGTATCGTACCAGTGTTTGATTGCTTTTAAGTGTGATGTAATACATCCAATTTCACCAGAAGTAACGCTTGGAGGATATGTGCCTTTTAAGATGCTACCAAGGTCATCTTCTCTACCATCATATGCAGAGATACGAGTATAGTTTTGAATCTCCCAATATTTAAATTGATCTTCCATATATTGTTTTCTTTCCGGTTGACCGTCAAGATTTATATAATAGATTGGACCAATATTTCTTAGTTTGTAAGTAGATTTATTTTTATCCATTAATCTTTTTTAGTAATAAAGAAGTTTTAAGAAATGAACTAGGTGAATTGATAATAATATTCGTTCTTGATAAAATTGTCAAATCAATTAAAGAGTCAATAACACTTTCTTTAGTTCTTTCAACATTATCACACCAAGAAGAATTTTCATTTACTTTCTCAACATAATGATCTTTTTCTCTGATAATAACATTATCAAGTTGATTGAATTTTTGTTCGGTTGATTTGTCATCAGACAAGACAAAGAATTTATTTTCTTGTTGATTCTGAATCCATTTATATTCTCTATCAAATTTAGGAACAACTGTATCAAAATCAGTTGCTCTTAGATGAACTCCAATAGTAAATTCATCAATTTCATTTTCAACAATAAACTCATTTGACTTATCCAAATACAGAGACTTGAAAGGTATAGTTTTACCAGATTCGATTACCAAACTCTCATCCATCCAATCTGGAATCCAGTTATTATTATAAACATAATTTCCATCGTCCAATATAGGAAGACTTTCAATTCCAGAAAATGAATTAATATTATAATTCTTTTTTCCGACTACAAAATCTTGATGCATAATAAGGATGCAATCAGTAAAATTTTGTAGAGGTTCATCTATAACTGCGATTTCTTTATTGTCAAAGATTTCATCAAAAGATAACCTACATGCAGATGTATCTCTCCAATTTACAACTGGAATAAGATTGTAGTGATTAGATACTGCAAGACCACCTAGAAGAGTTCCATACCTATTTCCAAACCCACCATCACAATAAATGAATAGTTTGTTCATGTTACAGCAATTAATCTATCATCAGTTTTTTTGTGTAGATCTAGTTCAACAATATGCACTTCTCTATCAGGATAAAGACCTAGAATAAAATCACGAAGATCTGTAGCATTCTCTGCAGTTTGAACATCTTCACAAATATAAATTCCACCCTCATTTAGATATGGAAAATAATTCTCAAAGTTCTTCATTTGCTGAGTAAGTTGATGATTCGCATCATCAATAATAATATCAAAACTTAGATCTTGAAAATGCCCTTCAATAAGAGTTGGACTTTCGCAGTCAAAATTGAATAGAGTAATTCTTTGATGACTGTTTACATCTGCCATTACAGCATCACCATCAACAGGTTCAAACTGGTAATGCCACTGACCATCTTTCTGTGAGAAATCTTCTACTCCATAAATCTGAGAATTTTCAAAATACTTTTCCCACATCTTTAGAGAACCACCGAATAGAACTCCAATCTCAAGAACATTAAGTTCTTCAGTTCTACGATCAGAAAAAGTTTGCTCATACCAATCAATATATGAGTGTGCAGTTCCTTTATCAGTTTTAAACTGGGTATGAATATCAGTTAATTTCATATGATTCTCTCCATTGATCATAAAGTTCTTCATTTAAATATTGATCTACTTCTAGATCCATTGATGATTGATTTTGAACAGACATTACTCTTCGTTCAAAATTAGTCACAGGATCATCTTTAGTAGACCCATTACTCTTAAAGTGAACAGTGTAAGTTTCATCTGTCAATTCAGAATCAGCACATACTTCAAGTTCATTCAAATATCCAATATTAAGATCAGAACTTTCTCTAAGAATAGTGTTCATTGCTGGTGTTTCGTGAGGGAATGGTGTTCCATTCTCACCAAATTCTTTCATTTTATTAATCCACTTCTGAACAAAAATCTTTGACTTTTGTGGATTATTAAAGACTACAAAACTAGCAATCTCACTAATAAAGATTCCATCAGCACGAGTATGTCCACCAGTTTTCATAGTGGTTACTTGAATATCATACTCAGTATTAATGAGAGATTCAATATCTTTCATAACACAAACATCACTATCAATCATCACAACAGGATGATCAAAGTCAATCATATGAAATAGTTTATTCAAAGTTTGAGTTTTCATTTGAGTTGCTTTTACCCAACCTTCAGAATGAACTCCACTATATTCATCAGAACAGTCTGTATCTAAAATACTAATTTTATTTTTACTAGCAATAGATTTGCGATATTCACCGAGTCCACTATCTGCAACATAAATCCTATCAATATTTTTACAGTTTTTTAGAACTGAACTTGTGAAAATATCAAGGAAGGGATAATAAGACTTATTCGCTGTTGTAAAAATACTATACTTCATTTAACCACTTGAGCAACGATAATGTCATTAGGTACATGACCATTTTCATATGATACCTCATACTTATTATTAATGGCAAATACCCTTTCAACAATCTCTTCTTCAGAAATTTCCCATCCCCAGGTGCTCCCTTTATCACCAAAAAGACGACGATCATCAATTAGAAGAGTATTAGTTTTAGTTTTTAATTTAGAAATTTCTTCTAGTTCAAAAGGCAGAGGACATTTATATTGACCCTCTACATCTCCATCCCAGTGAGCATCTAACCAGAATGTAGTCTTACCACTAATCTTTTTTAGAACATCACCAAAAACCTCAAAGGTATCACCTTCAATAATAGTAACTCTACCTTCTTCGATTTCATTGGCAAATTTTTCTCTATTAAATTGCGCCTTTTCAGGATCAATCTCAATAGAATAGATCTTTTCAAATCCACACTCTAGTGCAACTTCAACTGCTTCTCCCCAGAGTGTACCAGTTTCCACAAAATTTTTGTTCTTATATTTACTAAGAACTTCTTTTGACAATGTAGTGCTCATTAAAATCCTCGCTTAATATCAGGTTCAAATGGATAGTTTGATGTAGTCAGGTATTCATGAAGAACTGACTTATATTTTGAATTCTTAAGTGTATGGTCTAACCATAAAAATTCTTGTACCACATATTTATCCAGATATGGGTAACGGGTTTCGATGCCATAAGATCCAGCAACATACTCTTCTTTTGCTAAGTATGAAACCATCGTGCTTCCATAGAAGGACGCCCAAGGGAAAATGGTAGACAAGTCTTCTGGAAATAATCCTCCAAAGTTACTATGAAGAAATTTCTTTTCTCCATTAAATCCATAATCAGAAAAGATTTCATCGGATCCAGAACCAGAAAGATAAACTTTTTTACCTTCTTTTCTAGCAGTATCACAGATCATAGACAATCCACAAGAACCATTATCATCCTGAAGTCGTCTATCAAACTCATTATAATCGCTACTTGAAGAATAGATACGATATTTAAATTCTTCTACATTACGGTTGATGTAATCACGATATTGCCAACGATTATCCTGCAAGTATTGTCCAGAAGAATTGTCATTAAACATGGAGAATCTTTTGTCCAAGACTTCTTGATTCTCATGTCCAACTACGGCATATGCTTTATAAGGAACATTCTGTTTGTTCAATTCACATGCAATCCCACCGCTATCATATCCACTTGAAAGTCCAATAAAAATACTTTCACGAAGATTCCTAGTGCGCTTACTAACAGAGTTTTCAAATGCAGCAATCCAATCAGAGAAATCTGTTTTGTGCTGAGTTAAATCAAAGTCATATACATTAAACTGATCAACCTGTTCTCTTGTTTGGAGATTATAAACCTGAGCAATATTTGCATCTAGTTTAGTTACATTAGTAAACCCAAGAGACTTTACTGCAGACTCATAACTAGCAACTGCTAGTTTCTCTCCGATAGAAAACCATAAAGGTTTGGTTGCAAATACATCCGTAGAAATAATAAACTTTTCATTTTTAAAATCTACAAGAGCAATAGCAAACTCTCCATCAAGTTTTTTTACAAACTTATCACCATACTTTTTGTATAGTGGAATCAAACATTCACCATCAGATTTATAATCTCCAAAATCTTGATAATTATAAATCTGCCCATTATAAACACAGACGATTTGATCGTCATAATCCACGAATGGTTGTTCAGTAAACTCTCCAGTAATTGATAGAATATTATGAACGAAAGTATATCCATTCACATCAATACTATTCGTAGAGTCTGGTCCACGAAACTTCATGAAATGATTTGTATATTCCAAATCATCTACTTCTTTATCGGTAAAAAGAAAACTACACATTATCCCCTTCTATTATGATTGGATGTTACTATTTGTGGCATTATAGAATTACCTCTAATTGTGTTTGCTCTGCCTGGCATAATGGAAGGTTTAATACCAAGTTGATGACAAACGAAAGGAAAACTAATTTGATCTCTTGATGAGAACATACAGATTTGTTCCCACCACATCATACCCATTCTTTGGGTCAATTCAGTATTCCTTTGCACTCTTACTGGAAGTTCATATAAACCATTGTCCTCAGGATAACACATATCCCTATAGAAATCAAGTTGATCTTCAATTAGATTGGGATAATCAAATCCAATCTGTTTGACCAACTCTCCTTCTTTATATACACAATTCCTTTCTGGGTGTTTGAAAACTGCAACATCACTATCATTTAAATAAGTATCAATTACAGTTTTTGGATCTGCTTCCAAAACATGAGTAGAATCTATCCAGAAATAATAATCATATCCTGGAGCAAATAAAAAAGGAAGCACCTTATAGATTTTGGCGTTCCTTCTATTTTTATATTTTGGATCTGAAGAAAACTCTGCTGCCTTCTTTACAGACCATCCAGATACATTTGTTTGTCTATCAGAAAAGGCAAAATAATCTACTCCATCATGAGGTTTGATTGGGAGTAAATTATTTGTACCAATTGATGCTGTTAATACTGCTATCCTCATACACGAACTCTAGTCAAATAATATTCCTGACTTTTAATATATCTAGACAATTCATCAGAAGACATTTGTTGCACCCTTTCCCACTCTCTGTTATTACTTTCCATGTGAGGATTATTGAACCAAGAGTTTTCAGATCTAACATGTTCTAGATGATAGACAGTATCATTGACTCTATGAACTGCATATCCAAGTGTCACAAATCTAAAGTATCTCTCAACATCTTCTGGAGCATATGCTACAAAGTTTTCATTTTCTAAACCACCTTCGATGTAAACATCTCGATTAAAAAATTGACAGAAACCATACTTAGAATAATAATCTTTGGATTTAGATTCTAAAACTTTTAAATCAAAGTCATTATTCAAAAAGTCTGATACCAATTCATCAGTAGCAAATACTTGTTTTTGATATTCACCATCACCATAAGGATATACTACATCAGAATTTCCATTCAGGATATTATTATAAGCAAACACATATGATTTAATAGGAAGAATAATATCACAATCATAATTTACTACAACTTTTGTAGTAGAGTCCATGATCATATCATTAAGAACTCTTTGACGATGAAATGCAGGTGAGTCTGATTGTTCAAATATATGCTTAATACATGAAACATCTTCACAAAATTCAGTGATCTGTGGAAGAGCATCTCTAGCAAAAACAGATTCTTTATCAACTTCCTTTACAATAATATTAGTATCAAAGTTGGAAATGATATAACAAAGACTAGTGATAATATTTCTTAGTCTATCAGAACTTTCAATCCTAATAGGAACAATGAAAGTTGCTTCTTTTAAATCAATTTTCATCAGGATACCTCCGCGTGTCTTTATGTTTTTCAGTTATATACATTAGTTCGTCTCTATTGACTAACCAAGAACCTTCTGGATGTTCAACTCTCATATCATATTGTACACCAGAACTACTCATTCGATCTGGGTGTTCACGATTTGCAACTAAAATGTCTTCCAAAATAATTGGCATACCATGAGCGTATCTCATCCGATGATATAAATCAGTATCAATTAGAAGTTTAATGCTTTCATCCATGTGTATTTTTGCCTCATTAAGACAGGCGAAGCATGTTGGACTACCTAAAAGATTTCTTCCTTCAAGCATCATATCAGTCCAACGAGGAACCATAGGACGATTAGTAGATTTACCATCTACAGTATGAGCAAATCCATGCATCATCCACTTACCATCATTCTCCTCAAACCCTTTATGAATTATTTCTAATGCTTGATCATTTACAAATACATCATCCTGATAGATTAATTTAATAATTCTACCTTCGGCATTATCAAAAGCACAATTTGTATTCGGCGCTTGCAATCCTCTACCGTTAGGATTTTTTGTATATGTAATTTCAAACTCTTCACTTGCATCTTTAGCGAAGTTGAAGATCTCATCATCAACACTATGATCAGAAATTACAATATCAAAGTCTTGAAATGTTTGAGTTCTTAGAGAATCAAAGATCTGACTTAGATAAAATACTCCTTTACCTTTAAATTCATAAGTGGGAATACATACTGAGATTTCACTCATAGTTTAACCCACCTTTCAGGAATGATATCCTTAGTGTCATTATTAGCAGTATATCCACTATCGCCAAACCATCTGGATGGAGCAATAACAGTTCCACGATTCGCTAGCCATGCTCCCCACCAACTGAAAGAACTATTTGCAATAATGAAATCATTACACATAGACATCAAACACATATCATAACGATTATCATTTCCTTCTGCAATCAAGAAACGATCATCAGAAAATAGATCTTGTTGTTTACACCATTCAGGATCATCAGAGAAAATAATTACTTCTCGATTAGAATCAAAATTACTTAAAGCATTCTGATAATAATCTACACTACATGGAGGATGATCTTGAGACTTTTGAACATAGTCAGTTCTTCTAACATGTAGAGAAATTGGATTGCTTACTTGAGAAACAAACTCTTCACAGGTTTTTACTATCTCGGATTTAAATGAAAAATCTTCACGAATACTATCTGAAACATTTTCAAAGTATTTTTCAGTTTGAAAATATCCAAAAATGGAAACACAATCGGGACAGTTTTTCACATAGTTCTCATCATATGCAAAAGTCTTTTCTTGATAAACTCCCAATAGATTACCATGACATTCTACATGCCCAATATGTTCAACTCCAGGAAGTTCAAATGTTTCAAATAATTGATGATCTTTCCATTCATCTTTAAAATCTGAGTGTGGGATACAAAAATTATAATTGTGATATGCTGCAATTCCTCTCAGTGCAGCATACTGAAACATTTGATTTCCAAGTCTTCCATGAAGACCTAAATGATTAAACCCAATCATAAGAATTTTAAAATAGTATTGACTCGATTGATATATGTATGATTTTCTTTTACGAAGATCATCGCCGCTTTCATATCAACTTTACTTTTCTTATCTGCTTCTAGAAGATTTGTATACAGAGTTTCTGGTGTTCCTCCGTAAACAACATGATCTCCAAATGCTCTTTTTACAAAAGGAGAGTTGGTTCCAGTAATCCTACCATAACTAATATTTTTAAATATTCTACAAGGAATATATCCACATTGCAAGTGCCAGTCACTTCTAAAATCTGGACATAAGAATGAAGATCTAATTAGTTTTTTATTTTCCTCATCAGAAGCATTTTGAGTAAATACAGTAAATTCGACCTTGTGATTTTGTTCAAGAATATTAGCAAATGATTGTGCCCACCAAGGACCTTGTTCATAGAGCATTCCAATATAATTCAAGGTCTTATTTGAAGAATTAAACTTTACTGGATTATTTTCATCAATCTCGTGAGGAAGTAAGTCTGTTCCCCAAGTTTGATAAAGAGTTCTAGTTGATTGATCCCAATATGCAAGATCTTCAACTTTTTCATGTACTTCTAAACTGGGAAGATAGTTTCCAAGTTTTAATACATTTTCATAAGGAACTCCAGCATCAGTAAAATACTTAGTGTCAATATGATGAGTAATATACTTACAATCTTTACGCAAAGGCATTCCTCTCTTTACAGAATCTTCTGTGAAGAAAACAGAATCTGCAAAATCATACTGATTTAAATCATCTCTATTATCAATCCAATACACCTCGTATCCAAGATATTGAAATGCTTTATAGTATGAACTATGAATATATCCATGAGTGTGTTCATGGAGTTTGTGTCCCCAGATAAAAATTTTCATTTTAATAATTGATAACATCTAAAACCTGACCTTCTCCCTTTAGAAAAATTTTATCCTGAAGGTCCCATGATTTATTATAAACCATAATCTTTCCATCTCCAAATTCTGTATTTCTTTTACTTGAAAATGGAGAAAGTCCCACATAATAATTATTTTCTGTAGATGATATTCCACGAATCCATCCACCAATTGTAATATAATCTCCAGAATTGCTAACTACAGATCCATATCTAGAACTTAATGTATAAATTTTTCCACTTTCTTTCCAAATGCTATGAGACTGATATCCCATATTTCTAATTATATTTGTTGGTTGAGAATATAATGAATCAAACTCAAGAATAAAACTACCTTCATTCCAATTATGTGCCAATATGTATAACTTATCATCACCATAAACGGAATTAAAATGATAGCAATCTCTGTATTTTACTTGGTCTTTTCTTTCCAAAGGAACCCATCTATTCCAATTCTTTCCATTGTAAATTGCTAACGCATCACCATAACTACAAGTACAGACTAAATTATTTTTCCAAAATCCAATTCCATGAAGATCTTGCAATTTAAAACATTTTGGTTTTATTTCTTTTACAAAATTTAAAGATTTATCAAAAATTAATATCTTTCCATCTTCTTTATCTGGAGTAATTAATTCATTGTTACTATTAATATCACTATTTCTGGAAGCAACATAAAAATTCCCATCGGGACTTTTTGCTATTCCAAAATATAAACCTTGTCCTCTATGAATTACTTTTATTTCTCCAGATGGATTTACTAAAAGAATAGATTTTGTTGTTGTGACTAAAAGCATTTTTCTATTAATAATTTTCTTTAAACCATTCGTATGTCATTTTCAGTCCCTCAACAATATTAATTTTGGGACTCCATCCAAGACTCTTAATTTTATCTACATTCATAACTTTTCTCATAGTACCGTTGGGTTTACTTGTGTCCCATATAATTTCACCATTAAATCCAACAATGTTAGAAATTGTATTCGCCAATTCTTTAATTGTAATATCAATACCAGTACCAACATTAACTATTTCTGGATCATTATAATTCAACATCAGAAATAAACATGCATCTGCAAGATCATCAACATGAAGAAACTCTCTCATAGGAGATCCATCTCCCCAGAGGGTTACTGGGTATTGATAAGATCCGCCAAGATCATGTCCAATATTATCTTTACCATCATGAAATTTGCGAATTAATGCAGGCAAAACATGAGAACTATTTAAATCAAAATTATCATTTGGACCATATAAATTAGTTGGCATTAATGAAATTGCATTAAACCCATATTGTTCATGATAAGATTGACACATTTTAATTCCAGCAATCTTGGCAATCGCATATGCATCATTAGTTGGTTCCAATGGACCAGTCATTAACTGATCTTCAGTAATTGGAATGTTAGCGTGTTTGGGATAAATGCATGATGATCCTAGGAAAAGAAGTTTCTTAACACCATGTAAATGAGAAGATTTAATAACATTTGTTTGAATTAAAATATTATCAGTAATAAAATCTGCTTTATATTGACTGTTTGCCATAATGCCGCCAACTTTTGCAGCAGCAAGAAACACATATTCTGGTTTATGAATAGTGAAAAGATTTTCTACTGCCTCTTGATTTGTTAGATCACACTCACTACTAGGAATGAGAAGTAAATTATTATATCCCTCTTCTCTTAATTTTCTTACAATTGCAGATCCAACAAGTCCATTGTGACCTGCTACGAAAATTTTAGAATTACTGTCCATAAATGCACATGTCCTCAACTAATTGTTCAAATGAAATTTTAGGTTCCCATCCAAGATTTTGTTTTGCTTTTGTAGGATCTCCTAGAAGAGTTTCTACTTCTGCAGGTCTAAAATATTTTGGATCTACAGCAATAACTTGATTACCACTATTTGTATCATATCCAACCTCTTTTAAACCTTCACCCTTCCACGCAATTTTCATACCAAAATAAGGTGCTGCTTTTTCAACAAATTCTCTAACAGAATATTGTTCTCCAGTAGCAATAACATAATCTTCTGGAGTTTCTTGTTGAAGCATTAACCACATTGCTTCAACATAATCTTTTGCATGGCCCCAATCACGCTTAGCATTAAGATTACCTAAGTATAAAATATCCTGAAGACCGCAAGAAATCTTAGATAAACCCTGCGTAATCTTACGAGTTACAAAAGTTTCTCCACGACGAGGAGATTCGTGATTAAATAGAATTCCCGTACATGCATACATTCCATAAGATTCACGGTAGTTTTTAGTCAACCAGTATGCATAAACCTTTGCACATCCATAAGGAGAACGAGGATAAAATGGAGTGGTTTCTGTTTGAGGAATTTCCTGAACAAGACCATACATCTCTGATGTAGATGCTTGATAAATTTTACAAGTTTTTTCCATCCCTAGAATTCTAACTGCTTCAAGAATTCTAAGTGTTCCTAATCCATCCACATTTCCAGTATATTCAGGAAGTTCAAAAGAAACTTTTACATGACTTTGTGCAGCAAGATTATAAATCTCATCTGGTTTTACTTTCTGAAGTACATGAAGTACATTTCCAGAATCTGTCAAATCTCCGTAATGGAGATTAATTTTTTTGTAGATATGATCAATACGATGAGTATTGATCAGAGATGCTCTGCGAACAATTCCGTGAACTTCATAACCTTGTTCTAGTAAAAGTTCTGCTAAGTATGATCCATCCTGCCCTGTAACACCAGTAATTAATGCTCTTTTCATATTTAATAACAACTTATTTTCCAGTATACTCTATGTTAAAAGAAAATGTCAATCTCATATTATCTCTACATTCACTACCGGTATCTACACCATGATCTAACCATGGCGGAAATAATATAATATCTCCGGGTTCAATATTTGGTTCAAAAAAATCACAAAAATATTTAAACATACTAGAATCTGGAGAATTAAATTCTTGATGTCTATTTATTTTATGATAATTATATGGTTTGATAAATGTAGTTGGTATATTTCCCTTATTATAATATACTCCACACCAGTAAGGAGGTTTAGAAATAATTCCCGGTATATGATCATGCTTTTCTTGTCCCTGATTATCATGATAAATGTTATACCAAAGTTGATTTAATTCAAACTCTGAAGGAATATTTAATACTTTAAATACTTCATGAAGATCTTCAGTTAAGTGAGAATACATTCCAAATCTTATTTCATCACTAAAAAAATCATCTCCACAAGAAGATCCAAAAGAAGTATTTAAAGGTTTAACCCATTCGTCAGGTTTTCTAACACTTTTTTTAACTTCTGGAAACTTGTAAAGATGATGTTTAGTAAATTTAAACTTTATAAAAGGTACAGGAAACAAAGATTTCAATTCAACTTTCATAAATTCACTTACTCAATTGTGCAATAAGTGCTTCTAATCTATTCTCAAGTGCAGTAATTCTATCATTAATAGTAGATTCTTTTCTAGGAGGTAGATCAGGAAGTTCTTCATTATTTAACTTTGAAGATCCTCCTCCACATGGAACATGAGATCTTGATTCTAAAGCAGCAAGTCTTCTTTCAACTTCCAAGTCAATTTTAGGAGAGTAAGATGAAATATCTGAAATGATCGGTTTTCTTGTTGCCATTTTAATTTAAAAATTTTGAACTAATATTATTTAGAAAATAAAAGGGACTTTAAAGTCCCTTTACTCAGTTGCAGGCTCGCCACCAATTCTTTAACTGGAAATTGGAAACCAGGCGGGAGTAACCTCCACATCCGCACCACTTGCCTTTTTAAGGAATGGCAAGAAACCTATTTTGTTGCAGAAACAAAATTATTAATAGTCTCCGCTTGTTCTAGAACTTGATTAAGTGTTGGAAACTCTGGATAATCCATTGATACTTCTTTTTTCTCATTTTCATTCCAACAACGAGCAGTATCATACTCTATACTAAACTGATCGTTTAGCATATTATATGCTTGTTTAAAAATTTCAAAACGAAGTTCATAAGGTGTTTTGGACATAATTAATCTCCATGTGTGTAATGTGTGTGAATAGGGTCATTTGACTCCACCAGTACTTTTAAAGTCTCTCCGTGACTATGAGGGTTGCTCTCGACCAGGGCGCTTTTAATGTCATCCCGAGACAATTACTCAAGCACTTACTTGTTCATTTTCAAAATCATAAAGAAGATTATCAATTAGAATCTCATAATCATCCATAGGATCATTTGTAAATTCTACCCCAATGGATTCATAATAACGCTTTACCTTTTTATAAAGTTTTGGGTTTTTTACATCCAGATAAAAGTCTCCATTTGCAGCACCACGAAGAGTACTTAGGTCTTTTTTAAATTTAGAAGAAAGTGTCATTGGTAATGTTTGTTGACTTTTTAAGTATAGGAAAAAATATCCAGTTTGTCAAGTCTTGTGGACAGTTTAAGATTTGACCACTGGATAAAAATTTTTCAGATGATTTCCATTTAAAAAATCTGTCTTCATATTGTTATAGGGTGTTGGATCCCATTCTTTTGGTTTCCAATGCACATACATGTTTCTGTAGTATTCCCCATTAAAAGGAGTTTCTCTACCATGAACACAAAGACTTTCATAAAGCAACATATCACCATCTTCAAAATATACTTGATGATGATTATTATCATGATCGTAAAAATCTAAAGGCCAATTTTGATTTGATTTTTGATCAATATAAATTATACAACTTATAATATGAGTATCAATACGATCTCTATGAAGATGAAGCACAGAATTTTTTATGTAACTTCTAATTCCATATCCCCAAGATCTTTCTAATTTTACTTTAGACCATTCTTCTACAATTGGAGTTATTTCATCATAACATAAATCAAATAAATCTTGAGAAATTTCATTTCTATAATAATAAGGTTTAATACTATTTTTTACAGATATACCACCACAAACTACAGTTTTATATTCTTTTGAATACTCATTTTCATTTACTTTTTCGGAAAATTTTGCAGTTGAATATACTTTTTTTATTTCAGAATATAAATTTTCAGGTATTTTTACTTTCAAAAAAGGAACTTCATTGAATTTAGGTGGTTTTGTTTTATCGTTCATCTACATAAACTCCATTTTTTTCATATTTCCAATGAGGGTGTTGTGATAAAGCCCAATTTAATTTTTCTCCTCTACCATCATAATACCAATGAATAGACTTATTAATATTAATAAAATTATTTTTATCTATGTCTATCTTTAGATGGTCTTCTACTTTCTTTCCGTTTATTCCTCTAATAATATTTATTCTAGAACTAAAAGTTGAAAGGTATGTTCCATAAAATAATTCAGATTCTGCACAAATTAATTGTTCTACTATTGCCTTTTCTAATTCATTTAATTCATAATTAAAATCATCATAAAAATAAATTTTATATTCCTTTGATACTTCTTCAAAATATTCCCTATCAGTTTCATCAGTGCAAATGTATAAAGGTATATCTTTATCAAAAAATAATTTTATTCTTTCAAGTAGTTTATGTTTATCTCCAATACAAGATTGATATTCTGGAGCGAAATCTAAGAAATCTGTTCTCCTTACATGAACAGAATTATAATTTCCAATTTTATTTTTTACATTATCTGCCATTTTATAATACTTAGTATTATATCTTAGACAACCATTAATAATTTTTTTAATCTCATTTCTTTTAGATTCCTCTCCAGCATATACAGAATACCAGTGTTGAGAAAATAAATTTTGTTCAAAGTGTATAAACTTTTGAGTTATATTTGAAATATTTAATATCTTTCTTTCATTGGAAAATTTTTTAAAGTCTTTTCCAAATGCATTATTAGAACAAATTACCCAATCTACATCAATTAAACATGTTTCAGAATCAGTTTCTTTTTTGTATGGACCAAATTTAATTTCTGCTACATTTGGAATTACATCTTTAATATTTTTTGTGTAAGATTTAGGTCCTTCTAGTTTATCATAATTACCTTTAAATTCTGGAACATCTAAAAAATCTATACAATCAATATTATTGTAGATAAATTCTTTATCAAATATATCCATTATATCAATATAATCTTCTTTATCTTGAGATTTACAAACAGAATATAACCAAACTTTATGAGGTAATATTAATGTTCGTTTAGAAATTATGGATATTGCTATTGCCAATTCATAAGAAAGAAGTACATTACATAATCCTGCGTAATATGGAGAGAAAGAAATATATTTCATTTTTAAATAAAAAATAATAGGAGTGGAGGGAGTCGAACCCCCAACCGCGCACTAATCTGGTGCATACAGAAGGTATAAGCTTCTCGCTCTGCCAATTGAGCTACACTCCCAAAAAAAGCATAACGATTATGGTGCTTCGTTATGTTGTGTATAAAGATTAATTAACCAAATATCATCTTCAGTTAATTCCTTTTTTTCTTCAGTTTTTTCTAAATTTTCAACTTCCACCTGTTCCATTTTTTATTAACGAAGTTTAGGTCCTAACATCCAAGATACCAGGGATATTCTTTTACCACTTTTTATTTTAGTAACTCTATGGGGAACTCTTGAATCAAAGATAATCATTGTTCCTTTCTTTTGTGGTGGCATAACAACTCTACCGTGATAATCCATTATTTGGAATTTTCCACCTTCATATTCTTCTGGATCACTTAATAAAAGAGATGCACTTAACTTTCTGGTATATTTTCTATCTGTGGTTGTTCCATAGTCAGAGTGCCATGTATAATGACCTTTTTGATCATATGTAGTAACTTGAATTCCATTCAAATAGTTTAAATCATATTCCCACAATTCTCTATTTGCAATATTAAAATAATGAGAGAATATTGATGAAATCCAATGCTGTTCATACCACCATGATACTCTAGAATCTCTAAGTTTTACTATTGTTTGTCCTTCCATTGCATTAGGACCAACTTCAGAATCTTGAAATTGATCTTTTGGAATATTATCATATTCTTTAATAATAAGATCTACAAGATCACTTGGAATTGCTTGTTCAAAAAATGCAACTGGACTATTTACAATTAAATGCTCTTCTGCTCTTGGTGGAGGAGGAAGTTCTTGACCCATTTTATTAAATGCATCCAAAATAATTTCTCTTGGATCAATAATTTGTTCATCCTCATTTAGTAGTAAAACTTCTCTTGCCATATTAATTTAGTTAAACGAATCGGAGTGATAGGATTTGAACCTACGGCATCCCGCTCCCAAAGCGGGTGCTCTACCAAACTGAGCTACACTCCGTTTGGTTGTATTTAAATATATCATATAATTATTTTTTTGTCAACTATTCCATCCCAAATATTTTTCTATGGGATCTTTTCTTGTTTTAACAATTTCAACTGCTCTTTTATAAAACATATTATCAGTATTACCAGATTTTTCAAAGGTCTCTTTAATTTTGACCCAGTTTTCGTAAGTGTGTTGATCCATCTTAAAATGAAGATAGTACAACTATATACTATTAAAAGAACTTTCAGTGTCAACAATTGTGTTCATATTGTAACACTGTTTAAGAAATTGTTAAGCGGAAAGAACAGGAATCGAACCTGCGAAGGTGTTACCCCCAGCCGCTTTCAAGGCGGTGTCCTCGACCAACCGGACTCTTTCCAATACTAACGAATTTCAAAGTCTAGTTTACGAACTTTTCTTTGTCTTCTTGCTTCTTGCCAAGCAATATCTTCTGAAGTTAAAAACTCTTTTCTATTTGTTTCTTTATAAGAGTTTAACATAACAACATTGGATAAATCAACCGCAGTTATTTTGTTTCCTCTGACAGTTGCCATATTTGGACAACCACAAGAAACTGTTTTATTTTCTATTGCTTGCATTTCTTTATTACAAGACTTACATCTTATCTTAATAGGTTCCATAATATACTCATAAGAGATATTTTATTTATCACTTTAAAATGGAGAATAGGGGACTTGAACCCCTGACATCCTGCTTGCAAAGCAGGCACTCTACCAACTGAGTTAATTCCCCAACTCCACAACCTGGGATCGAACCAGGGACCAGTCGATTAACAGTCGAATGCTCTACCGCTGAGCTATTGTGGAATAAAGGAAGTTACTGGACTTACACCAGTTCAAAAGGCATTGTCTGCTTGTCTCGATTCTTTGACTTAACTTCCGTGATGGAGTAAGTGTGATATACCTCATAAGGATATAACAGAGACTTACTCTCTATCTTAGAAAAGGAGATCTCTTGGGCGAACCCGCAGGATCACTTCTCTAAATTTGCTACGGCATTCTGGTTTATCTTTCCAGTGCAAGTAGCAAGAGCGAGCAACGAGGATCGAACTCGTGATTCCAACTTGGAAGGATGGCGTGTTACCGCTACACTATGCTCGCAATAAGACAATTATAAAGTAATTGAGTATAATTGTCAACAGGCAAGGTAGGACTCGAACCTACAATCGACATCTTAGAAGGATGCTGCATTATCCATTATGCTACTTGCCCATGGATACTTGACAATCATACCAGATTAGTGGTGAGTTGTCAAGAGTGGGAGGTGTCTTTCTGTGCTGTCTGCATAGCGACTGCCCCGACCACTTATTAATAATACCAGACCTCTCTTCTCCTGTCAACCCCTATCTTCAAACTCTTTCTGAAGATCCTTAGCGAGTTGATCATATTTTCTTTTCATCATAAAGTTTGTTATAGGATTCTTAGGATGTAATCTAATCATCCAATAAACTCTTTCAAAATTTATTTTAATTAATTTTCCTATAAGGTCAATTAATCTTGGTCCATTTGGATCTACAATAATTACATAAGAAATTATTACAAATATTGTTATCCAAATGTAGTAAGAATAAATCATCTAAAAAAAGATATTTATAGTCTCAAAGAATTAAATTCTTCTTCTACTGATTCTTTATCTAAACCTTGTTGACCAAATCCATAATTATTTTCTCTAATAGATTCAACTTTATCTTCTCTTAGTTCTAGAACTGTATTATTCCATGCCCTTGAGAATTTTCTGTCATATTCCTGAATATATTGTTCTAGATAATCTGATGCTAATAGAGATAGTTTTTCTACACGATCATTATCTTTTTCGGAAGAAGCGTCGTAGATAACATCTAGTAACTCCTTAATATAGATTAGTTTTGTAGACTCTTGTTCTAGGTCGTTCATTACTTCCCAAACTTTATCGTAATTAATTGCCATAATCCTTTTCCCAATTTTCTTTTTCTTGTTTACGAAGTTTTTTAAGTTCTTTCATCATTTCTTTAATTTCCTGATATGCAGTTTCTGGACTAATTTTATCAGAAATTTCAAGACCGACAACATATTGCACCTTATCACCAAAACGGGCAAGTGCTCTTTCAAACTCAGTTAGCGTTTCATACATTAAGGATCTCCTAGTGAAAAATTATTTAAATCATAGACCTGAGGATGATACTTATCAATTTGAGATTGTATCCTATTTTCACATTCATAAAGAGAGTTTGTAAGTTCTATGTACTTTTTTTCTAAATCATTTACTTTATTTTTTAAATCAATAATTTCATCATAGATGGAATTATTCATTCTATTTTCTCTATCAAAAAAATAATAAGAATTTAATCCAAGAATTTTTTTAAACATTTTTACCCCAGTGGTTCTAAACTTAGGATTTCAATTTGTTCTTCTCTAACATCAATCCACTCTTCAAATTCAGAATAAATTGCATTTGCATTTAAAGATTCTGGATCAATATCATAAATTCTATCAATAGACCACTCTCTAATATAAGAAACAATTTCTTCTGTTGATAGTTCGTTGTTAATCATCACATTCATTAGCAAGGTTATAGCAATATCTAAGAAGTATTCTGGGAGTTTCTCTTGTATAGAAAGTATCTATGATTGGTTGATGAAACCTACTTGCAGGATACATTATTGCTTCATTAAAATGATACTCAATATCAAACTCTTTGTCAAGTTTTCCATTATTCGTCATTATGTCAATATTATCTTCATTAATTCCTTCACTATATTTGTAATACATACTTTCTTTAGGAGATAATGTTTCGTATCTTGTTCCATTAAATTTCCAAAATCCAGTTTTTATTGGTCTATGATTTAAATTAACTAAAAATATTAAACTTTCCATAGATCTATTATCATCAGTATGAGGTAAAAGACAATTATTAGATCTTAAATCATCTGGTGAAGAATCTCTTGCACTATTATTCCAATAAAAATATATAAATTCAGTTTGACTACTTCTCCATTTACATTCAAAATCAAATAATTGTCTTAGAACATAATTTGCTGTCCAATAAGGAAGTTGCAAAGACATTATACCAGGTTTTGCACTGTTGCAAGATTCCCACTTACTTAATAAATTTTGAAAATTTATTATTAAATTTGGATTTTTAAATAAATTTTTAATTACTAATAACCCATCATCGTGTTCATCAACTGAAACATCATCACTAACTACAAAACATTTTTTATATAAGTCATCAAGAGTATTCATAATAATCTTTTCTAAAATATCTGTTTAGTATATTTGAATTATAAAAAGCAGGTTCTCCAGTATTGAGGGATTCTGTAAGTACATTGTATTGAAAAAGGAGTCTTGTTTCTTCAAAATTTGTTTTTCCTTTTGTTTTATGTAAGGAAAGAATGACTCGGATAAAATTTTCCTTGCCATATTTCTCAATATCTTCTTTGAGTTCTGGGCAAGATCCATAATAGTCTTTCCAATTAGATTCAGACTTTACTTTTCTTTTTTTGCCTTTAGGTGTTCTAAACTGCCAGAAATATTTTCTTCCTATGTACTGCCTTGAATTTATTTTGTTAGTAATAAGATAAACAAATCCAAAATTATCTTCTATGTCTTCTGATTCAAAACATTCACCCTGTGGTTTTTTGTACTTCCATCCATTAGGATAACTACAATTAATATCTGTACTCATCAATTATATCAAGAACTTCATTTAGATATTTATGGGCAAGTCCTTTCATATCCATTTCGGGTCTAATGTGATCTTTGTAAAGATTATCTTTTAACTTCAATACACGAACTTTAATTTCATCTTTAGTCAGTTGATTTTTAGGCATAAAAAAAGAGGAGTGTTACCTCCTCTATCTATACATCTGAAGTAGTAATACCTACCCATTCTTTACAATAGTCATAATCCCCAAACAAATATTCATCACATTCAGCAGCATCTTTATAAGCATTTAAAATTGCTTCTTCACACCAATCGTCATAGTTGGAATCCTGCAAAAGTATCTTTGGTAACATCTTGTTTAATTCCTCCAACTACATAACTTTCTACTTCAGTTTCCTGTGGAGCAACTTGAAGACCTTTAGAGGAAATCCAATGTTGTGTCCATGGTAAGGGATTATTATTTGCTGAAATATCATAAACTGGTTTAAGTCCAATTGCCTTAAGTCTTCTATTTGCTATCCATTCTACATATTGCTGAAGAAGTTTATCATTAAGTCCAATCATGCTTCCATCTTTGAACAGATAATCTGCCCAACGCTTTTCTTCATTTACTGCACGATCAAACATTGCATAAACCCATTCTTCTTCTTCCTTTGCAATCTGACGCATTTCTGGATCATCACCTTCTTTCCACTTATTCAGAATATTTTGAGTGATTGCTAAATGTTGATTTTCGTCTCTTGCGATAAGAGAGATGATCTTAGCGGATCCTTCCATAAGCTTAAGTTCACCGAATGCGAAACTACAAGCAAAACTAACGTAGAACCTAATACCTTCAAGAATGTTAACGTTTGCGACTGCTCTATAGAGTTTTCTTTTGACATCGTTTAATGACTGTTTTGCGTATGAAACTCCTTCAAGATTATGTTTCCATTGATCAGAAACTCCATAATATTGAGCGGAGTTAATAAAGTCATTATATGCTTCCGTAACGCTTTCAGCGCGTTCTAGAATACGCTCATCCCCAACGATAGTATCAAATACCTCTGAAGGATCTGAATATACATTTTTAATAATGTAAGTATATGAGCGACTATGAATCATTTCCATAAATCCCCAAACTTCCATACATGCTTCCAATTCAGGAAGCGAACAATAAGGAATAAACGCCATACCAGGACCACGACCCTGAATAGAGTCAAGCATGATCTGATATTTTAAATTAGAAGTATAGATATGTTTTTGTTCTGGGCGAAGTGTTTGATAGTCACCACGATCTTTTTGAAGGGATACTTCTTCTGGTCTCCAAAAATATCCTAATTGTTGAGTTGTTAATTTATCAAATACTGGATATTTGTAAGAATCATATCTTTGGACCCCAAGAGGTTTTCCAAAAAACATTGGTTGTTTTTTGGTATTTACTTGTTCCGTATTAAATACGGTCATTCCTTTGATTGAGGGACTAACATCTTCTTCTCTTGCCAAAAACTCTAACTTCATTTGATCTCCTTTGTAATTTTATTCACTCTCACATAAACTATTTAAATTTTTTATTTGTTTTAAAAATCAAATTTTACATGATTCACAATCATCTTCATCCGAACTCATAATATCATTTAGTAAATTTTTTAGTTCTACTTTTTCTTCCACAACTTCATCAGTTTTAATATCATAAGTATTCTGATAATAAGATGTCTTCCAACCATACTTATATGTCGTTAAGAAATCTTGAGCCATTACTGACACAGGAACTTCATTATCGGCATAATTTTCTGGATTATACGACCAGTTTCCAGATATCGCTTGATCAAAGAACTTTTGCATAACAGCAACAATATTGATATAACCACGATTACTAGGCATATCCCAAAGAAGCGTATAATTATTCTTAAGATGAGAATAACCTGGAACAATTTGTTTAAGTGGTCCTTTCTTTGATTTTTTAATGGAAAGGTATCCTCTAGGTGGTTCGATACCATTGGTTGCATTAGAAACGACTGAGGACGATTCTGAAGGCATCTGGGCGCTTAGTGTACTATGGCGTAAACCATACTCAAGGATACTATTTCTTAAAGTTTCCCAATCATGTTGAAGAGAAATTGATGAGATTTCATCTACTTCTTTTTTATATGTATCAATTGGTAAGATGCCATCAGAATATTTTGTGCGATTAAAATATCCACACGCACCCTTTTCCTTTGCAATTTGATTTGAAGATTTTAGAAGATAGTATTGGAAAGATTCTGAAAGACCATGAACTGCATTCCATGCCTCTTGAGAATCATACTTAAATCCAAGTTTAGCAAGGTAATGTGCAAGTCCAATAAATCCTACTCCAAGAGAACGACGATTCTTTGTTGCAATTTCTGCAGCAATAATAGGATACTTTTGATAATCAATAAGTTCTTCAAGACCACGAACAGAAAGATCGCAAAGTTCTTCAAGTTCTTCATCAGACTTTACTTTTCCTACATTAATAGCAGAAAGAATACAGAGTGCAATCTCGCCTTCACCATCAATATGTTGAAGAGGATCTGTAGGAAGAGTGATCTCCTGACAGAGATTGCTCATGTTTACTTTATCCTTGAAGGAAGAGTGTGAGTTACAGTGGTCAATATTCATAATGTAAATACGACCAGTTTCTGCTCTCTCTTTTAGAAGATCCAGAATGAGTTTTTGAGCGCCGATAGTTTTTCTTGGAATAGATGTATCTCGTTCATAAGATACATATAACTCGTCAAATCGATCAGTGCCAAAAGCATCATACAGACCAGGAACATCGTGCGGAGAGAAGAGTGTGATATCTCCGTTTTGAATGAATCGTTCATAGAAAAGTTTAGAAATTTGAATACTGTAGTCTAATTTACGAACTCGGTTATCTTCGGTTCCTTTATTATTTTTTAGTACTAGGATATCTTCGATTTCTTGGTGCCAGATTGGGAAGTGGACCGTCGCGCTTCCTCCTCGTATACCATTTTGCGTGCAGCAACGGACAGTTGCTTCAAACTTTTTGAGAAACGGTATAATGCCAGTGTGCTGGACTTCCCCACCTCTAATTTTACTGTTGATACCACGGATTCTACCTGCGTTGATACCGATTCCCGCCCTTTGTGCAACATAACGGCCAATTGCCATATCACTAGTAAAGATACTATCGAGGGTGTCATCAACATCAACAAGAACACAACTAGCGAATTGTCTAAGTGGCGTCCTAACGCCTGCCATAATGGGGGTAGGGATGTTGATTTTGTGTTTTGAGATTGCGTCATAATACCTCTTCACATAAGAGAGTCTTGTTTCTTTTGGATACTCTGCAAAGATAGTCAGAGCAATCATCATGTACATAAATTGTGGTGTTTCATAAACACCTCCATTGCTTCTATCCTGCACGAGATACTTATCAACGACCTGGCGTAAACCTGCATAAGTGAATAAGAAGTCACGATCATGATCAATATAACTATCAATTTTGGTAAGTTCTCCTTCAGTGTACTTTTCAAGGATTTCTGCATCGTATACACCTTTACTCACACAATTTTTTATATGCTCGATTAAATTTGGATAATCCCTTATTCCACCATAAACAGATTTACGAATAGAAAATAATAGTAGTCTTGCTGCAACATATTGATAGTTTGGATGATCTAAATTAATTAAATCACTTGCGCTACGAATAAGAATTTCTTGAATTTGTCCAGTAGTAATTCCATCATAAAACTGAATTCCAGATTGCATTTCAACCTGACTTCCAGAAACTCCAGAAAGTCCTTTACATGCTTCTTCAACCATTACATGCATTTTGTCGAGGTCAAGTGCTTCAACCCTTCCGTCTCTTTTCTTTACTTTAGTTCCGTTGCTCATATTTTTTCCAGGTAGTAAATTTTAGTTTCGCTTCTAATCCTAAGTAGATGTTTGATTCTATCACAGATTGTACATCAAGTCCAGACATTACCATATCATTTATATCCTTTTGATTGATATAGTTTGGCCAAATTACAACTTTTTCACCTCGCTCAATTTGTTTGGAGATTCGTTTTGTAATTTCAACATTTCTTGGTTCGTTATCATAGATCCACACAGGATCGCTAATACCCCACTTACTAACATCACCATCAGCTCCACAAAGAGCAATTGAGTTGCGAATGAAAGTTGAGTCAAACGGTCCTTCTGTAACATAAACTGTTTCATCTTTTTTTACCTCATCTAATCCATAAATTTTAGGTGCTTCTTCCAGAAGCATGATTGTAATATATTTAATAGAGTTTGAATTTAGAGATCTTCCTTGAAATCCAATTAATTCTTTATCTTTATAAAGAGGTATGATAATCCTAGACTCTTTGCGTAAATTTTTATATTCTGGTTTTCTAAAAGATTTGACAAATTCGCTAAAGTCTTCTGCATAATAAAATTTTCTTGGATCAATTTTACGATTAAGAAGATATGTTGAAGCAGTTTCTACCTCAGAACATAAGGGAAGAACTATATTAGATTTAAATTTAGGTTTTTCAAAAACAAATTTAGGTTCATCTACAGTAGATCCTCTACCAGAATGTCCAATCTTAAATTTTTCAAATGTATATTCTTTATAAAGAACTGGATCTATTTCTTTAATAAAATTATTAAATGTCGTACTAAGTCCACAGTTATGACATTTATAATTAGTGTTATTCTTTACAGAATAAATGTATCCTCTAGTTCTATTTTTATTCTTTTGAGAATCTCCACAAATTGGGCATCTGAAATTGTAGAGATCATTCTTTACTTTTTTAAATTTTAAAAGTCTAGATGAAAGAATATTGATGTACTTCACATCAACAAAATCCATAATAAAAAATTCACTTGCTAGTTCTTTCTACTGTACCACTAGGTTGGTTTGGTGTCAACATACCAATTACTACTTCGCTAGATTGAATAATGACTATCGCTGCCATGGTAATTCCAACTGCCATCCATCTAAACTTTGCAAATCCATCAAGTCTTTTTTCTACTTCACCTATTCTATCCTCTATTTTTTCTATCAATTTAAGTATCGCTTGATCATTTCTTTCAGTCTGTTCTAATCTTGCTTCATGTCTTTCCAAAATCAGAGAAATCCTATTACTGTTTTCTGAAATGGTAGCAACTGCTCTTTCAAGTTTGTCTAACATTTCTTTAGATAACTCTTCGTATATCTGAAATTTAGATTCTAAAACAGCAAGTTCTTTTCCGTTATTATTGAATGGCATAGTTCTACTAAGAATACAACCTTAAATTACAAAAATATGTAATAATGCCAGTCCACTTTATAACATCGTTTGTTCTTTTTATAAGAACATATAAAGAATTTTGTTTACTTTTATTTTTCATTATGGCACCTAAATGCCTTTAATTATTATTATTTATTTTTTTCTGTCATTTGTCTCCACCACTTTCTCAAACCCTTCAAATAAATTCTTCTACTTCCCACTCTAACTGGAGGATCATCACCTGCTTCTTTTGTTCCAGCAATTTGTCCTCCACCAACATTATTAGTTGGTGCTTCTTCATGAAGCTTCCTAAAAGCAGAAATTACTCTATCAATCTTTTCCATCTTGCTTATAAATTTTTTGAAGTTCTTTCCAACAGTTTAAATCAACTTTTATATCATGTAAATAACATTTTGGATAATCTGGAAGTCTATTTAAAAATAAAATAAATGTTTTCATTACAGACCACAATTCTTCTTCTATTTTAAAAAATAACATCGGAGTAGCAGCATCATCAAAAATATTATATAAAATTATAAAATGATTTAATAAGAGGTGAGTTCTTAATTCACCTCCATTTTTATACTTTTTAAGCAACCTTTTTATGTACTTAAAATGATTAAGATCTTTATCAAAATCTTCTTTAGTTACTGCTTGAGGATTTTCATAATTTTTTATTGCAAATAGTAAAAAATTATCCTCATTCAATTCATCAAATAACATATATTATCAAACTAATGGATTGCCATCATATAGTGGAGTATTGCCAGTAGTAATACCAGACATTGCAACAAGAATTTCTTTCTTAACTCTCAGATTTCCTTGATTATCATTATAGGTAGTTACTCCAACCCAACCTACACCTGCTTCATACTGAGTACCTGATGCTGCTTCAATGCCTTGCTTGTCTACACCGTAAACATAAGCATCATATGCTCCCCTAGTTCCACTAACAGTGACTTGAGCGCCACTAGCAACTGCAACAGCAATAGTACTTCCAATTGTAACAGCAGTAGGTGAAAGTGCAGTTACAGTGAATGTTGCTGTTGTAGCAGCATAAGAAACAGTATCACCTGCCTTAATAGCAGTAGGAAGACTTGTTAAATCGCTTGATACTGGAATAATATTAGTTCCAACTCCAGCAGTTGAACTTGCAGTAGTGACTGCTAAAGTTACTGAAGTTCCGCCACCGTTTGCTTTACTGTAATGAGAATCTAAAGTAGTAAACTTAGGCAGTTGACTTACATTGAATTGTGCTCCAGAAATAGCAGCGCCACTAAGTCCTGCAGTAGATCCAATGGTTAAAGATGTGGTTGATGCAATACTTACAATTACAGCATCGCCATAATAAGTACTAGCACGATCACCAAATCTAATTACATCTCCAACTTGAGCGGATCCTGTTTGACCAAAACTAGTTCCACTTCCAGTTACAGTTAATGTGTTGTAAGCTAAGGACACTGTTCCAACTGAACTTACAGCATCACTATTTCCCCAGAGTGCCATGTCTTTTCCCGTAAAAAATATTTGCTAATAATATTTATAAAAAAAGGAGAGTTACCTCTCCAAGAAGTTTATTTGAAATTAAATTCAGCAGTTCTTTAGAAGTGCTGCCCTTACAGTTCCTGCAATTACATCATCAATATCATTATCAGTAGTTTTTACATAACGATCAACTAATTCACATACAAGTTTTTTAGTTTGGCATGAGTTTAATGCCGCAAATAAAATTGGTTTTACTAACTCTACTAATGCTCCCATGATAATCTCCGTGCGAATGGATTCAAAACTATTTAGATAATTCAGTCTCCAGAACGATATCCCCTAATACCACCTAAACCATCCTTACTGTAAACATCATCCTTATATCTTTCTTTAGAAGAAGGTTTTGGTTGTGTTTTTGCTTTTGCTGCCGCTGCTTTTCTTGCTGCCTCATTTTCGGGAGTTCCCATTAGTGAAGCAGCACCATGCTTAGCAATTACTTGCTGCTTTACAATATCGAGAGCAGATGGTTTTTTCGTTTCCTCTTTTGCCATCTTAGTTGCAGTTGCATACATTACACTCTTCCAACGATCACCATAACGCTGTTCAAATCCTTTTTTAGATTTTTTCATTCCTTTCACATAATCCTCTTTTTCAGATTTCTCATCTTTTGTAAGAGTTCTTTCACCTAAATGATCAGCAGATTTATACCTTTTGTCACCTGCTTTAAAATTTTTGTATGCCTGAGTATTACCTTTTTTATCAGCAGCAGTAACAGTCATTCTAGTATCTACTGGTGCTGCTGGTTTTTTTGGTTCACCACCATAAACTGCTTCATCAATCTCAACTTCTTCTTTTTTTAAAGATTTAATATCCTTCTTTGCTTTTTCAACTCCCGCCTTAATAACAGCACCACCTACTTTTTTAATTGCTTGTCCTGCAGCAGATTGACCAGCACGACGACCTGCTTCATGAGTTACTGCTGCTGCCTTTGCAATAGTCTTACCAGTTTCTTTTGCAGCACTCATTGCTGCTCTATGGCGCTTCATTCCTTGCTGATATGCTCTAACTGCTCCAAATACACCTCTCGCAATCGCATCTCTAACTGGTTTCTTAGTTGGTTGAGTTTCCTTCGCTTTCTCAACCGCTTTTGCAGCAGGACGATTTTTCTTCACTACTCCAGATGTTGAAGATGATTTAAATCTTCTTGTAGTTCCATACTTAGCAACTGCTGCTTTAGTTGCTTGAGTTGGAGCAGTTCCCTTAGGAAGTTTTTGTGGATTCTTTTTCTTTCCAAGTAAAGTTCTTGCTTCGGTAAGAACTTCATTACCTACTTCAAAAACAAAACTTACAAACTCATCAAGACCGAGTTCTTCAATAAGAATCTCCACTCCCTCATCATTAAGACCTTCTGCCATAAAGTAATCAACAGCACCATATACAGTTTCGTTGATATACTCTTCAGATAGTTCTACAGATTCTAAAATTTGGACTTGTTCTTTTATTTCCGGATTAATAGTAACTTTGTTGCTGACTTTTTTTTCTTTAATTGGTTTTTGAGATTCTTCAGTATCAATTATCTCACGCAAATCTTGCCTCCAATTAGAGAATGATTCTTTTGCAGTTTTAGTCCTAGTAGTAGCATACAGTCTTTTATTATTTACACCAGGAATAAACTCACCAAGTTCTCCTTTTGCTTTATCATTATTATCAGTATCACCATCAACATCAGTATCAATTCTTTTTACTGCCTTTGCAACCATACCCTTCAAATCTTTAGAAGGAACTTCATGAGGAGAATGCATTTTTTTAGCAGTAGCATGAACTGCTTCTTGCATCTTTTTTTTAGCAATTGCTCTTGCTACTGCCTTTCTTCTTTTAGAAATGTACTTATCATTCTTGTCATTTGAAACTCCATCATTATCAATATCAGCATCTTCTCGACCTACTGGATCTAGAGATTCATCAACTCCCATTGCCTTTCTGGCAGATTTTACCATTGACTTATGCGCTTCAGTATTCTTCATATCTTCAATTGCTTTTTCATTATTCTTACGGCGCTTGTTCATATCAGTCTCAAGATATGAATCATCATTTTTCTCAGCAACTTGCTGTAGATAAACCTTTGAAAGATCGTTTAAATGAACTGACATTTTACAAATTACTTAATTTTTTTCTTATACTTATTTATGAAATTCTTGATATTGGTTGTATCGCTCATCTTCATAGTATATTTTCTAAGAGCATCTGTTCCGACTTCTCTTTGATCTGCAGGAACTCCAGATACTTCTGTCCATTCATTTACATCATAAATCCAAGACTTAAACATAATATCATCTTCAGTTACACAAATAAGATAATTAGTACCTCTTCTAATTATCTTACCAACAAATCCGGTATTTTGGTTCTCTACAATATCATTTAATTTAAAAATTTTATTGGAAATATAATTTTCTCTTAATTGTTTAGAATAAATTCTAGGAAATAGTTGCCAATTTTCTTTAACACCACCGATAGATTTTTTTAAGGTTGAGAATAATGTTTTTGTTTCTTTATCAGTTAATGCTTTAGGTATTCCAGATCTGAATGTTGGAAAATCATTTTTAGTTACTGCTTGCAGCATAGCAGCAGGAGATTTTGCTGTCATGTCTTCACCTGCTTCAATATCTTTTCCTACAGAAACAACATTAATAGTATTAAAATTATAAAGATCACCATTATATTTGTTGGCAAGATTTTTAAATTCTCCCAACCTAGATGATCCAACAACAAGTGTTACATCAGTATATCCATCTTCTTCAAGACCAGCAAAAACATCAAATAATGTTTTCATACTCTCATTATTGATAATATTTTCTTCATACTTTGGATACATTTTTTTCATATATTTAATTTTAGTATCTGGATCTAAAGGATTTTGTTTAGAGTCCTGAGATCTTGAAGGATAAATCCTAAAGTCTCCATGAGAAGACATTTTTTGTGCAGCATTTAAAAGTCTTTCATGTGCTGAGGTTGGAGGATTAAACCTAGCAAATACGATTGTAATTGCATCAGATACTACTTGATTAGAATCCTTATTTTCCGAATCTGATACTTTCTTTGGTTTTTGGTTTGGAGTTTGTGCTACTTTTTGCTGCACTACTTGTACTGGTTTTAGAGCAGCAGAGTTGGGAGAATCCCTTTCACCAACCTTCTGACCTTTAGTATAAAACTTCAATTCACCACCAACAGTTTTAGCAATAAATTCTCCTTGAGTGTTATACCACCCGCCGTGACCATCTCCTTTCAATCCAAGTCTTCTCGCTTGAACTGATGCTTGAGATTCTTTTGCTTCTATTAAAAAGTTGGAAAAATTTTTCATGTTTTTTTGATATAGACCTATTTATTAACTCTGTATTTTATTGGTTTCATGTACTCAATTGTTTTCATATAATTCATTTCGTTAGGTTCTATTACATGTAAAGCCCCTGCAACTTCTTCCCATGTATATCTTCTAATTTTTTTCCAATGATAATTTAATCCTTCAAATCCCCACTTGTATATTCTAAAGACCGCAACTAAAGGATGTTGATCATAATAGACTTTATCTAAATCAAGAACACCATCATAGTCTCTATTTAAAACAGTTTTTGCATTGTATATAAAAGTATAATATTTTCCTTCAGTTGGTATCCATTCAATTTCATCAAAAACATCAAGTATTTCTATCATTTTATCTTCAGCATCACTTAAATTGTTTATGCGAGACTTTAATTCAATAATTCTTTTTTGAGGATCAATTTTTTCAAATTCTTTTACTTGTTCTTCAAGTCTTCTTTTCGCTTCAAGTTTTTCTCTTTGAGAAGATAGTAAAGGTTTTACTTTACCTTTAGGAATTTTACTCCTTTTAGGCATGATAAATTCCTATTAATATATTATTATTTATTTTTTAAATAAGTACCAATAAAAAATCCCCATTCAGTAAATGGGGATTTGAGAAAACTATGGATTTAAATATCAGTTTTGAGTATTATTTTCAATAATCTCATTTCTCCACTCTTCACTCATATTTGCCATGATTGCGATTGCTTGGTCTTTAGTACTAGCGTAACCTTCATCTAGAAGATGACCAAGAACAATATCATATGTATCTTCTTTCATTCTTCTTGCAACTCCAAGAGCTGCTTTACGAATTCCTTTTTTAGCAGCGGACTTGACTGCTTTTGGAGCAGACATTACAGCACTTGCAACTCCTGCAGCCATAGTTTTTGCCTTTTCAATTCCTCTACCTAGTTTTGCTTTTGCTCTTGTAGCAATATCCTTTGCTACAATACCACGAACTTCTCTTCTTCCTGTTGATGTTCTTTGCTTTGCTTGAATAGCAGGACTTGTTAATGTAGTTTTACCGCTTCTGCTAGGAACTAGTTTTCTCTTTGCAGCATATTCTCTAGCAGGTTCATCAACTGCACTTCTTACTTTTGAAATACCACTTTTAATTGCAGACTTTACCTTTTCCTTTCTTCTTTCAATTTTAGACTTTTTCATTCTTTCAAGTCTAGATGCCGCAGCAATTCTAGATCCAGAACCCTTAGTTACTGTTGATCCACCACTTCCAGATGTACGATCATCACTAGAAGTTACTTTTGCTTCAGAAAGAATTTCTTCACAAATTTCTTCTTCAAAAATTTCTTCAATATCTCCAATAGTATAACCCTCATCTAAAAGATTTAAAATTACTTCTTCAACAATTTCTTCTAAATCTTCATAAGATACTTCATCAATAACACTAAGATCTTCTTGAAGATCATTTTCGTCTTGATAAACTGCACTGTAACTTTCCATCAGTGCCTTTAAGTCTTTTGAATCCATGTTACAACTTAAGAATTTCCTATAATTTATTTATATATTTTAGGTATTGCCTCTAGTACCATATGTTCTACCAGTTCTTGAAATATTAGTTCCTCTTCCTCCAGAAGTTCCTTTTTTAGCATATCTATTCTGAGTTATAGTGTCTCTTTCTGATGGAAGATCTGTTCTCTGAACATCAGATGTAGTTCCAGCTTTACTCACTACATCTCTAGGTTTTGATGCGTATCCACTTATCTTAGTATTTGTTCTTCCAGCATCTTTATTTTCTGGACGAGGATCTTTTATTTTTGCTCTTTCATTTTCACCAGAAACTACAGATCTCAATCTCTTAACTCTTTGAGCAATCTGCACCATTCTCTCTGGTGTAGTACCTCTTGCAGTTGTTTGTCTAGAAACTTGAGATATTTTTTGTGTTGCTGTATCTGCAGGACTTTTTCCACTTCCCTTAAGTCTACCAGTATTCCATGCAATTTCTGCTTCTAAAATAAACTCAGAGAAAGTTTTCATCTACCTAAAAGTCTTTTAGATATTTATGAAAAAACCTCCCGAAGGAGGTTTAAGTCAGACGCCTAGAACAGCACCAATATTATCATCAATATCTCGAATTACTTCACGAATATTAATTACTCGGGGAGGAACACTTACTTCATCATAAGTATATCCTTTTTGAGCATCAAATAAAACTTGACGAATTACTGCTGCTGTATGAGCATCCATTTTGATTGTTACTTGTTTTTGTTTAGTCACAGGTCTCCCTCCACGCGATTTTCAGAACGCTCAATACTAAATGCACCTTCAGGATAACGAGCACTCAGTTTTTCAAAGTTCATTTGAATTACTTCTTCAAGAGAAATATCAAGTCCAAGACACGCCTGAGAAACATACCACATAATATCTCCAAGTTCACGCTTCAGGTGAAACAGGTTTTCTTGATTGACTGGTTTACCTTGAAATACAATCTTTTTTACAATCTCAGTAAACTCACCTGCCTCAGCAGACATTCCTACAGCAGCAGTAAGCAGTCGCTCGGTAGGAAATCCTTGGATTTTGAGATCATTAAGACGATCGGCAAACTCAGGAAATTCTTTGCTAGGTTTGGATGTGGTTGTATCGACGAACTCAACATACTTATTAAGATCAATAGTCATATTAGAATTTAAATCCCTCAAACGATTTTTTAGGTTTTGATTGCTCATGATAATCATACTCTTCATCTTTCCCATTGTCAACAATTCCATCTTGAGCAGATTGTTCACAATCATAAAGACGCATTTTAGCGCGGTCAATACCAATCACAAATCTCTTATGAATTGTTGGATCATTATATCGGTTTTTAAGTTGCTTCACCAGAATTTGTCCAAGTCCCTCCAACTCTTCAGTACTAATAAGGGCAAACATAAGATCAGCAGTAGCAGGGAGACCAAAGGATTCAGAAGTATCGGTAAGTTCAACATCAGAACTACCATAACCTGAACGGGTAGTCTGAGTAGCGGAGACAATTGGGACATTAAACTCAACGGCGAGTCCTCTAAGTTCCTCAGCAATTGCTTTAACAAATGTATATGAATTGATATTGCTGTTTCCTTTATACCTGCTGGAAGCGCAAATATTAAGGTAATCAATGAAAATAATATCAGGTCTAAATGACTTCTTAAGTGCAAGTTCATTAAGAAGCGACTTGAAATGTCCAGCATGAGCAGATGCTGTAGGATACTCTTTAATTATAAGAGTACCTTGAGTTTTCTTAGCAAGATTTGTAACCTTACTATCAAATATTTGTTTAGGAAGATCTACAATATCTTGAATAGGAACATTCAAGAGGTTTGCGTCAATTCTTTCAGCAATGCGTTCTTCTGCCATTTCCAGCGTAATGTACAGAACGTTCCTCCCTTGGAGCAAGACGGAGCTAGCCACATGGCACATGAATAAACTTTTGCCGACACCCGTACCAGCAAGAGCGACATTAAGAGTTTTGTTAGGGAGACCACCTTTGGTAATTTTGTTAAAGTATTCAAGATCAAATTCAATTTTTTCCTCCTTTCTATGATAAGATTCATACCTTTGTTCATAATCTTCTAGATAGTCATGTCCAATATGATTGTCAAAACTTACAGAAAGTGCATCTGAAAGAATTGATGGAATACTATCTCTATTCTTTTTTTCATCTTTGCCATCAGCAATATGGATTGATTCCATAAGGGCAAGATAAATTGCTCTATCTCTACACCACTTTTCTGTGGTGTCAATTAACCATTCAAAATCAATTGAATCTTCATTTAGATTTGATATTAGTTGAATAATCTCTTTAAAAGAACTTTCATTAATATCAGATCTTTTTTCAATCTCAATACAAAGTATTTCTTTTGTTAGTGGATTATTATACTGCTGAACAAAAGTTGATATTTCATCAAATATAATTTTTTGAGACTGATCTTGGAAATAATCTTTTTTTATAAATGGAATAACTTTTCTTAAATATTCTCCATTATAAATTAAATTTTTTAAGATTAAAATTTCAATTTGTTCCATTAATTACTTCCATTATTTTTAAGAACCATAACTAAATTCTTTTTTGGCAATTTCATCTAATTGATTCATTACCTCATCAGTAAAATATGTTTCTGGTTCTTTGAGGATTGCTTTAGCATAAACTTTTTTTGTCTCACCGTCAACATTCATTTCATAACGACCTGCGACATTCTTCCATAGACCTCCAATCTCACCGAGTTCAAGTAGTCCGTAATATCGATCTAGACCGCGTTCATCATAAAACAAACGAATCTCAACATCTTTATTTTCCTTACTCAAACGCGACTTGTGAGTCTTAGCTTTGATAATATTTCCGATAACTTCTGTTCCATCCTTTTCTTTCTTTTTACTGAGATAGATGATTGTAGACGCTGCGTATTTAAGTCCAGAACCTCCGCCCATTTCTTTCGTTGGTACATAAGCTCCGATGACATCGTATGTGTGATTTGTGACAAGAAGTGGAACATTTGCTTGACCTAGTTTAAGTGTGAGCATTCGGAAAGCACCTTTCACAAGTTGTGATTTAGTCATATCACGAACTTGCTTGTCGTTGAGTGCGTCAGTGATTTCTTTCTCTGTAGAAAGCATTCCAAGAGAGTCTAACACAAACATACAAGGTTTGCGTTCTTCTACAGGTTTTTTTAAGTATAGATCTACTGCCTTGAGTGCCTTACCACGAAACTCTTCAATTGTAACAACATTAACTACAACAAGACGAGAAGTATCAATTCCACGAGACTCTACAAGGGATTTGGTAATAGCAGCCTCAGTATCAAAGTAGAGACAATAACCATCGGGATTGGAATCAAGAAAATTCTTAACAACGGCGAGGCTGAAGAAAGTTTTTCCAGTAGAAGACTCTCCAGCAATAGCAGTAATCTTGTTCCCAGATACACCACCAAATATGCTACCTGAAACCAGTGCATTAAAAATGTATGAACCCGTGTCAACATAAGTCTCTGTTTCGTCAATGTCTGATGCTAGTTTAGTGAAGTCGTCACCAATTTCTTTTACAATATCTTTTAAAAAATCCATTTTAATCTCCTTGATAATCTCCATAATAATCAATCATTCTCTCATAATAACAATTTTCTTGAATAATGTTAAAACTTAAAGTTCTCCTTTCTTTATTTGTTTTTTGAGGATAAACCAAATGATTTAACCAAGAAGGAAATATCAATATATCTCCAATGGTTTGATCTGGTCTCCATATATTATCACAAAAAGTTTGATTTGATCCGTAAATAAAAAGTAGTCTTCCAGATTCTCTTGTTTCATATTCATTATAAATTTTTCCTTGAGATTCTATATTTTTTATAGATTCTTCATATAGTTCTTTTTCAGGAATATCTAAAAATATTACTCCGGATAGATCAGAACCATGTGTATGTATGGGAGTATAATCTCCAGAATAATATCTATTAACCCAAACATCAGCATATAAAACTTTTTCAAGTTTTTTAAATGAATCATCTCCAGATGTAGCATTTCCTATTAATGATAATTTATATTCACCATCAGTTTCAGTATAATTATCAACTAATTTTTCAAGTAATTCTTTTAAACCAATCTCTCTACAAAAATCATAAGACAAATATATATTTTCAATATCTCTTAAAAGAAGATTTGGTATATTTCCAGAAACAGAACTATACAATTCTTTATACTCTTCATTTTTTTCTACATCATCAACAAAAGAATTAATTTTATCCAAAATATTTTTTGGACATTTTGTTTTTAAAATAGTTGGTCCAAAAGGATTTATTTTTTCTACTGAAATTTTCATTATGAAAAAAATGATTCTAGTGTACTGGTTTTTTCTATAGACCATCCAATTGAATCTAGAATAGTCTTAATTGGTTCTAAAAATGCTTTTTCAAATTGCAAATCATGATCAATATATTTGTTCAGATTAAGTTCTTTTGGGAATTCTTGAATAAAAGAAATTACATTTTCTTGAATTATATTTGGTTTTTTAAGATAAATAAACTTAATTTTTTCTCCATTTTGGATTGAAGAATATTTATTGAGTAAATTATTCTTCTTAATATAGTGATTAAATAATAATGCTCCTCTAACATGTATGGGAGTTCCTTTGGTATAAATTGTAGAACTTGATTTATATTTTTCAACATCAGATGCTGTCCTTGGGAAAGCAATAGATTCTGGAGGAAGAGTTCTAAATTCGCGGCGACATTTATCAATAAACTCAATCACATCATCTTCAGTTCCACTCATCATCAACTTAAGAGCATCCTTAATCATTTTACGACAAGGTGCTGGAGTAGATGATTTAACTGCTTCGATACCCATGATTTTAAGTTTTGGTTGTTCATATCGAACACCTTCACTATCCCAAACATTAAGAATATATCGTTTCTTGGCAGTCCAGATTCCACGGTCAGCAATATTCTCTCGTTTCATTTGCATCTTTTGATCGTATGCATTTACATAGGTCGCCAATTCTTCGTAAGAACTTTCAATATATTTTTCAAGTTCCATCGAAGCGACCTTATCAAGGAACGAAACAATGCTTTCAGTAGTTTTCTCTCTTCCTTTGTATACAGTTTCAACCAGAGGACCCATATTAAGATAAATGGAATCAGTATCTGAAGCAATAACATAATCAACATCTTTAGTCTTAAGAACCTTATTCATGTAAGAGTTCATTTTACCTTCGATCCACCGAATGGATACCTGTCCAGAAAGGGTAATCG